TTGTTGCCGCGTATCAAGTTAATGCCGGTCCTTCTTACGTTGTTCCTTTGACGGGATGGAGCGCAGGCACATGGGGCGCGGGTGTGTGGGGTGTTGGTGGGACATCTCCAGCCAGTCTTCAACTTTGGAGTCAGATCAATTACGGCGAAGACCTTGTGTTTGCACCACGCGGGGGGGATATCTACTACTGGGACGCTACGGGCACAGTCAGCACGCGAGGAGTTGCCCTAAACACGTTGGGGGGAGCGGTTACTTTTACCAACAGTACGGTGACAGGGCTGCCCACGGTTGTTACGGCGACAATTCTTTTCACTGAAGGCGCATCTTTACAGTTTGATGCTACGACTTCTTTGCCCGGCGGCGTTACTGCTTTAACTACGTACTACGCGTTCTACGTTGATGGACTGTCTTTCAACTTGCTTGATGCCGCAGGTAACGAAATAAACACTACCTCTACGGGCACGGACGTTTACATCTCATCTATTGTAGACATCCCAACAGTACAGAACACGCTGACTGTGTCTGACTCCTCAAGGTTTATCCTTGTATTTGGTTGCAACGATTACGGCAGTTCCATACTTGACCCTCTGTTAATTCGGTGGTCTGCGCAGGACGATCCATACAACTGGACGCCCGATCCAACCAATCAGGCAGGATTTACCCGTCTATCCCACGGCTCGCGGATCATCACATCTATACAAACTCGTCAAGAGATTGTGGTGTTCACAGACTCCAGCCTTTACTCGCTACAGTATCTTGGACCTCCGTACGTGTGGGCTCCTCAGTTGCTGAGTGACAACCTTTCAATTGTTGGTCAGAACGCGGTTACCATTGCTTCTGGTGTTGTGTATTGGATGGGCGTGGACAAGTTCTACAGCTACGATGGCCGCGTGAATACGCTTAACTGCGACTTGCGCCGGTATGTTTTTCAAGACATTAATACTGACCAGTACCCTCAAATCTTTGCAGGAACCAATGAAGGTTTTAACGAAATCTGGTGGTTCTACTGCTCGACTAACAGTGTGTACGTCGACAGGTACGTGATATTTAATTACGCAGAAAATGTCTGGTACTACGGCACAATGGCTCGCTCGGCTTGGTTAGATTCGGGGCTGCGCAACTACCCGTTGGCGGCGCGGTACGACAGCACCACAAGTACTGGCAACTTACTCAATCACGAGCAAGGGCTGAATAACGATGAGACAGCTACTACAACTGCGATAGACGCCTACATCTCTTCATCAGAGTTTGACATTGGTGACGGCCACAACTTTGCGTTTGTGTGGCGTGTGCTGCCGGACTTGACCTTTGAGAACTCTGTAGCTTCGCCAACAAACGTGCAGCCAACTGTGACCATGGAGTTGTTTGGCCTAGCGAACTCAGGCTCTGGGGTGACAAGTGATGCGAGCCAGCCCGTAGTAAAGTCGTCTGCGTACAACATTACAGAAGAGTTTACGGGCATGATCTTCACGCGTATGCGCGGTCGTCAGATGATATTTAAAATTAGTTCTAATCAGATTGGTACGGCTTGGCAGCTTGGCGCTCCTCGTATAGATATTCGTCCTGACGGCAGGAGATAAACTATGAGCAAGATTGTCACAACAGACTACACGCTCGACAGGATTGCTGCGCCTAACTTGCCTGTGGCTCCGCCTGAGTGGGATAGACGGTATCAAGATCAGTTCAGTAACGTGCTGCGTTTGTACTTCAACAGGCTGGACGACTTTATTTCTCGGTTGCAGACATCCTCTGGCGGCGTTGGGATACGACTGCCTTATGGCGCATTTCAAGATTCCACAGACCAAGTGGCTGTCAGCACAACTGTTGCCTACCCAGTCACATTTAATACCACAGACTTTTCAAATGATGTGACTGTAGCTAGCAATAGCAGAATTACTGTAGCCACTGCCGGACTCTGGAACCTGCAGTTTTCTATTCAACTGAAAAACACTACAAACGCTTCTCAAGATGTAGACATTTGGTTTCGGGTCAACGGCACAAACGTGGCTAACTCAAACAGCCGTTTTGGTTTGGCCCCAAGAAAATCTCTCGGGGATCCGTATCACATTATTGCGGCACTTAACTATTTTGTAAGTTTAAACGCAACTGACTATGTTGAGATAGTGTGGAGAACGACTGACACAGGTGTTTCTATTGAGCAGTATCCCGCCAGTGTCAGCCCCACACGACCAGCAGTCCCATCAGCAATTGCTACACTTTCATTTGTGTCTGCGCTCCCCGCATGATAAACTTAATCAACCCCCATTTTAAGAGGCAAATATGAGCCTGCACGTACTAGCCAACCACATGTCCTCTAAAGGTAGAGGCGAAGACTCCATGCTTGTCCACATGACCCCACGCGAAGTAGCGGGTCTTCAAGCTTTGGCGCTAAAACATGGCGGGTCTTTGTCTATTAACCCTGAGACGGGTCTTGTAGAAGCGGGTTTTCTTAAAAAGCTCCTGCCTATGATTGCAGGTTTTGCTCTCGGCCCAGCTGGTTTTGGCTTGATGTCTGCCGCAACCGCAGGTTTGACTGTTGGCGCTGTTACAGGTTTGGCTACTGGCAGTTTGTCTAAAGGCCTCATGGCCGGTCTGGGTGCTTATGGCGGCGCTGGTTTGGGCGAGGCCTTTATGGGTGCTGGCCAAGGGGCTGGTTTAGGTGAGAGTTTAGCTGGGTCAACCTACGGCAATACAGCTCAAGCATTTGGTGATGTTGCTGCTGCTGAGGGGTCCTCTGGACAAGCGTTTAATGAGTTTCTAAAGAGTGGCGCTAACCCTGCAACGATGTCTAACGCAGATAAATTGTCTGCTGGTTTTGATGCCTTTAAATCTGATCCGTTGGGTTTTGCCAAAGACAACTGGAAGTATGGCGCGGCAGCATTGTCTCCAATTTTGGCGGACGAAATGGTTTCTACAACCACCGACATGCCTAAGCCAATGCACCCCGGTTACATCCGTCCGTATCAGTTTGATGCCAATACAAATCGGTATACGGCTATGGAGCCTGTTGCAGCCAATGAGTGGGGCAATCGACAGTTTCCTGACTATGTCCCCCTTAGAGGACCCGGTGGTGCAGAAGGTGGGGTTGTTGGGTATGCTGACGGCGGCTTAACCGCGCAGTCCGGTGATGCATACAGTTATTTAATGGGCGACACTTCGGCTACACAACGCGCTGAGTTGCCTACTCAACAATATATTCCAGCCCCTGCGCCGTATGTAGCTCCTGTGGCGGCTTCTGCTCCAGCTCCAGCTCCAGCTCCAGCTCCAGCTCCAGCTCCTGCTCCAGCTCCAGCTCCTGCTCCAGCGCCTGCCCCAACTGCAGCTCCAGCGCCTGCTCCGGTTGCTCCTGTGGCAGCTCCTGCGCCTGCTCCGGTAGCTCCTGCAGCCCCAGAAATTGACTATTTTGCTCAACAATTTGGTGGTGGAGAAACTGCCGGTGGTGGTGGTGGTTATGACTATGGCGGTGATGGAGGTGGTGGTGGCTATGGCGGTGATGGTGGCGGCTATGGTGGTTATGGCGGTTATGGAGGCGACGGCGGCTATGGACTAGGTGACGGCGGTGGTGGCTACGGACTAGGTGACGGCGGCGGCGATGGCTATGGTGGCGATGCAGGTGGTGATGCAGGCGGCGATGGCGATGGTGGTGGCGATGGCGATGGTGGAGGTGGCGACGGAGGCGGTGATGGTGGCGGAGGTGACGGCGGTGGAGGCGGTGACGGCGGTGGAGGAGGTGATGGCGGCGGAGGAGGTGATGGCGGCGGAGGAGGTGATGGCGGCGCTAGCGGAGGTTTAATGCCTTATCGCAAATACCGCATGGCCCAAGGCGGCATCGTTGCGCTTGCAGAAGGCGGTTATTTTGGCGACAAAAACTACGTTGGTGGTGATAATGCTGCAGCTATGGTGGCCGAAGCGGTAAAGAAAGCCCTTGCAGAACAAGCTCGACAACAACAAGCCCCACAACAATCGCGTGCTCCGGACAGCCGATATGACGAATACAACACGTTGTACGGACAATCTAAAGACGCTTACGACTACTTAATGGGCAATACACAACGCTCAAGGCCAGCTGGCACTCCTACAGTTCCTAATCCCGTAACAGTTGCACCAAAACCGACTGTTACTGACCCGTTAGCGCCTGTTATAACAGTTCCCGGTGATGCCGGTGGTGGCGGAGGTGGTGGCGGTGGTGAAGGTGGTAGTGGTAGCGGTAGTACTGGCAGTGGTGGCTTGTCTGCAGCTGACGGCGTTGGCATGAGCGGAATGAGTAATGACGGCAATGGCGCAGTGGCAGAT